CAAGCGGAACAATCCACACCGAACCTTCCAAACTAACAACGAAAGGTAGTAACTAATGGCTACAGTAAGTAAAGTGCTGGCTAGAACAGCAGCAGCAACAACAAGCACAACCCTATACACAACACCCGCTGGAACGACAGCAGTTGTAACTAACATTGTTATCTGCAACCCAACCACGGCTGGCGTTACAGCATCAATGACTATCAACAGCATTGACATCTTGGGTGGCGTATCTATTGCTGCTAACTCATCTGCCTTCTTTGACTTAAAGCAGGTAGTGCCAGCAACACAGGTAATCGCTGGAAGCGCATCATCAACATCTGTTGACTTCCACATTAGCGGAGTGGAGATTGCATAATGGGTCAAACAGTATATCCTTTTCTTAATTACCCACAGTACCCTGTACAAACAACAGCAAACCGTGCTTCTACATCTGGTCTTGCTGTTGGTTACACTGCCTATAATCAGACTTCCAAAAAACTTGAACTTTGGAATGGCTCATTATGGTACGGTTTTGACGGTCAACTAGCAGCAGGCGTTATGCCTTGGGCACCAGAGTCTTTTACTTTTGCTGCAGGAAATGTTAGCGCAGCAAGTGTTGCTGCCGTTGGATATAGTATGGCAAGAGCAAGCGCTGCTTCAACGCCTACTGCTGGTGGAACACTAACAATTGATAGTAATGCACTTGGTTCATATGATTATGTAATTAAAAGTGGTGACCAAACTATTTCATCATTTACAAACTCTGACTGGTTTACTACAACAGCAGATACTCGTTCTGCCTTTGTGGTAGTACAAGGTAATTTAACAATTAACTCTGGTCAAAACCTTAGACCTACTAATCGTAAGTTGTTTACTTGTATCTATGTAACTGGAAATTTAACAGTTGGTGGAGAAATATCAATGACATCTCGCGGTGCGAACCACAGCGCAACCGCTGCAGCAAATATTCGTATTGCAAATGGTACATTTTCATCAATTGCAAATCCACAAGTTCCTGCTACTGGAGGTGCTGCTGTAGCAAGTAGCACAAATGGTACAGCAGGTACTAATGGTGGAACAGGTTCTGGTGGTGGTGGACAAAACGATAACGCTCAAGCAGCCCCACACGGTGCTGCAGGTACATCATTCTCTGGTGGTTCAGGTGGCGGTGGTGGTCGTTCTTACGGAGGAATCGGAACACCTAATGCTGGTGCTGCAGGTGGAGCAAACGGTGGTGCTGGTGGTGCCGCACTTCCCGCTGGTGGACCATACCCAACAGCCAACCCATCATCTGGTGGTTCAGGTAACCCAGGTGGCGCAGGTGGTGAAAATGCTGGTAATGCTGGTACAGGAGGAGTTTTGTTTATTATTGTAGAAGGAACAATTACTGGAGCAGGAACTATTTCTTCTAATGGTGCTAATGGTACAGCAGCATCAGAGCGCCCAGGTGGTGCAACAGGTGGTGGAAGCGTGACAGTCTTAGCAGTAACAGATACTTCAACTATCACACCTACTGCAGCAGGCGGTACTGGTGTAAGTATTTATGGTTCTACTACTAACGGTGGAGCAGGAACTGCTAGAAAGTTGGCGATTGCATAATGACTACACAAAAATATCTATTCCATAATGTATATGGCGATGCTCAAACTTTAATTGATACTAAGCCAGATAATGTCACTGCCGTTCCATTCGGTTGGGACCCACAGACAGAAACAATTAGAGACTCAATGTTAAAACTTCTTGGAGTATCAGTTGCTGCATTGCCAGCAGTTGTTGCTTGGCGAGAAGAATACATAGTTACATCACCACATCCAGACGATGCCCCAAAGACAATGCCCGCTGGTTGGTTTGTATTACATCTTAATGATGTACCACAATCAGACTGGAACTGGGGTTATATTCAATCCGTCATTGACGGATGGGGTGATGACCTAACTTACCTATAAGACTTCTTTGACCAGAAGTTTTTAATGTAGTGGTTGACTATAGTTGAGTTAAAAGTTTTATCCTCAAGCAACTTATGTTCACCTTCTGCATACCAATCGAACTCTGCTTTCCAGTCAGTTCTTTTGAAAGGAATAAGTTGGACTAAAGGTGTTCCTTTTTCAACTACTCCTTCAAAGCCTTCTTTTACCCACATTGGGAACAAAGGTTCAAGGCTTGCCTTATCGCTATCAAGTATTGCTTCAATAGCCTTGAATGGTAGGTTCTTATGACCTACTGGTGGTAATGCTAAAACAGAATAACCTTTTGGTGTATTGGGAATCCACTTGTTCATAAACTTAAACACTGAGTTTGTGTATCCAAGTGGACTCTCAATATGCTGAGAGTTTTCTCCGTGTTGTTCAAAGACTTCAAGGCTAGAACGCCAAGTTATTCTTGGTCCAGTTATAGTTTGTTTGACCTGTACATCTGACCACAACGGGATAATGTATCCAGAAGTTAGCATATCTAACATTGGTACACACTTTTTGAATGTAGCGTTAGACATACGGTTCTCAAGAATAAACTTTTTTCCATCTGGGTTATCAGGAGAAATCTGATACGGAGTCATATCCCTATGCCACTTAGGTAAGGCTTGACTCGCTGGAAATGGGCGGTCACATAGTTCGTATGAGTACTTATCTTTAGCAATAAAAGTAATTTTTTGAGTCATATTTAAAGTGTAACATAAATAAAACTAAGGAGACATAGTGGCAAGCAGACCACCTGATATATCCGAGCGCGTGATAATTGACCTATCTGGTCGAACCGCTGCTTACTATGACCCAACCACATACAAGTTTGATGTGGCTATTGGTGGCATGCCGTTTATCTATGCCATCACAGACCAGACTCCGTATAAGCGACAGACTGCAGAGTTTCGTACTCAGCGCTTTGACAATGCCCGTGACCCAGGCGAGCAGTCACTGTCTGGCTCAGGCTACTGGATTCGTTCACAGTCATCCTTCCACTTAGGTGGAGGCATCACATACCAGGAGCCTATTGTTGGCACACCTGATGAAGTTAAGTTCCAGTTCTCTGACTCCGTAGGCATTGACCCATGGACACCAGGACAGTTGCAACTGCTGCACTCAACATCATTGTCACAGGCATCTACCGCCCTCTCTGGCGTGTTCTCAACCATTATTAGTGGTGTTGAGTATCTTGTTAAAGTCACTGGCTCAGCAGCAGTTACAGCCCGTGTAACACTGACTACTACTGCTGGTTCATCAACAACAGTTATTAACAACAGTCAAATCACAGAGGCAATTCTTTGGGCTGCTATGGGTGGTAATGACTTGATGATGGTTACGCCTACGAAAGTATGGCGCTACTCATTTGACGAAGGAACTCCTGCTCTGCATCAAGACTATGCAATCAATACAGCAAACGCTGCATCAGCGCGTATATCTTATGTGAAGCAACGCTTCATGCTTGGCTATACAGATGTTAATAAAAATACATTTGTCTATGAGTTGGTACGCAACCTTGGCGCAAGTATTAACTTAAGCACACTTACCGCTGTTAATGGTAGTGCAACTTTACCTATTGGTTTTTCTTTTATGGGTATAACAGAATCTAGTGCAGCCATTTATGTGGGCGGATACTCAGGTGATGAGGGTATTGCTCTTAAGATTTCTGTAGATACTGCAGGTTCTCTCAGCACCATGACAACAGTACTTGTCTTGCCACGAGGCGAGAAACTCACAGGCTTATATGGGTACCTTGGTACATTTGTTGCTGTTGGTACAAGTAGAGGTGTGCGTATTGCCATTGCAGATGCCGAAGGTAATCTGTCTTATGGTCCATTGGTTTATGAATCTGCCAATGACATCTATGCCTTTACTGCAAGCAATGAGTTTATCTATGCTGGTGTTAAAGGTGAAGTAGATGGGTACTCAGGACTTATTCGCATCAACCTTGGTGCGCCACTAAGCAATGGAAAGTATGCATACGCTAAAGATGTTTATGCAGCAGGAACTACTGGTGCTGTATGGTTTATTGCTACATTCGCTAATAATCATAAAGCATTTACTATTGAGAACTCTGGAATGTGGCGAGAGTCGCAGACAGATTATGTTGAGTCAGGTGAGATAACTACTGGCATTATCCGCTTCGATACCTTTGAAAATAAAGCATGGAAGCGTATCAAGATTCGTCTTGAGGATGTGCTGCAAGGTGACATAGATATGTTCCGCGTTATTGACGGTGTGGACATAGCCTTCCAGACAATCCCAGAGGGAACGACTGCAATCTATGACTACGACTTAGCCTCAGTATTTCCAGAGGTATCAGCCGAAGCACAGTTTAAGTTCCGTCTCAACAGAAATGATACTGACCCTACAAAGGGCGCTATCATCTACGGATACTCAGTCAAGGCGCTACCTACACCTACTCGCGCTCGCGTACTACAGATTCCTATCTTCTTGTTTGATAAAGAGACAGATAGAAACCGACAGATTGTTGGCTACGATGGCTATGCACTAGCCCGCCTTCAAGCCCTTGAGCAAATGGAAGCACAAGGTGAAACTGTCATCATCCAAGACTTTACTGCAGGCGGAGAGCCTACAGAATCTATTATTGAACAAGTTACATTTACAAGAACAACTCCACCACAGGCAGGCTTCTCTGGCTACGGAGGAATTGTTACCGTTGTTGCTCGTACCGTTGTCTAAACTATAAGGAAAACAAATGACTCCTGCACAGTGGCTAGGTTTAGCCATATCCGTTTGCACCCTCATTGCAGCATTTGCTACAGCAGTTCGCTGGTTAGTAAAGCATTACTTGTATGAACTTAAGCCTAACTCTGGCAGTAGCCTCAAAGATACTGTCATAAGACTGGAAGAAAAAGTAGAGATTCTATATCAGATGATGCTCCAGCAAGGAAAGAGAAATGACTAATGAAACCTGTAGCCAAGAAAGCCACACCTGCTGCCCTTGCTGTTCTCAAACAAGCAACGGCTATAGCACCAACTCGCAAGAAGGAAAGCGATGGGCTGCTTCCCAGTGCTGCTCATATCAAAGCCAGTCCTAACTCTGACCACAACACAGGACTTGCAGTTGATTTAACGCACGACCCTAAGAAGGGAATTGATTGTGTTGAAATTTTTGAGAAACTTAAAGAAGATAAGCGGGTTAGTTATCTTATCTTCCAGGGCAAAATCTGGTCTAAAGAAAAGGCAAAGCAGGGAAACAGACGGTACGCTGGGAGTAATCCTCATAATAAGCATCTACATATTTCTATTGACCCCGCTTATTCTGCAGATACTTCTCCGTGGTTCTGGTGGATAAACCAACCTAAGATTGTTAATCAAGTAATCGCAAAGGTTGTACCCGCCCCTGCTAAGAAGGCATACACAACAGAAGTTTGTACATGTTGCAAGTTGCACGGTACAAAAAAATAAGGAGGAAACAATGGAACAATTTAAGCAACTCGGACTGACATGGTTCCGTGCTGCGGCATCTGCTGCGGTAGCACTTTACCTTGCTGGCGAGACAGACCTTAAGACATTGGGTGCTGCAGCCCTCGCAGGCTTTGCAGGTCCACTACTTAAGTGGCTTGACCCATCCGCAACTGAGTTCGGTCGAGGCTCCAAGTAATGTATTAAGACACAAAGAAACCCCCGCGCTAGAGAAATCTAGTTAGCGGGGGCTTTTTTGTTTTTCCTTAACCGCTTCCCCTACAGTTAAGAAACCTATCCATCATCTTTATCCACCAAACAAGGAGCAGTAAGCAAAGCGCCACAGGCGCTACACTCAGCATTTAAACCATACAATGAAATTTCGTAGTCATCAAAGGTAGCATAAATAATAAATACTTTCTCACCACAAGGGCAAGCATGAGTAGGCAAACCTCTATAGTTAGCCTTTGCTTCTGGCTTACGCCAGAGCCTTCTTATACTTAACCCGTTCTGCACGAACAGGAGTTTAATCATATCAAAACAATTCGCACAGCGACACGCCGATGAATTACAAGCGTGTCATTCCTAATAGGAGAGACATTGTGTAGTAGTCTCCTCTATTGAAAGGAAGTAACATGACACTAGAAGAAAAGACAGGAAAGAACTATATCTCCCACAGCGCCATGTCAACATGGCTTAACTGTGGCTGGTCATTCTACCTCACTCGTGTGCAGAAAGTGCAGGAGAATCCATCCTACTGGCTGGTAGGTGGTAAGTCTTTGCATGAGGGTACAGAAATCTATGATGCTTTGACTGAACTTGCAGATGTTAAAGCCTTCGACTCTCGCTCTGTCTTTGAACAGCGATGGATTGAGAACTACAAACTTGCAGACAACGGCATGCCGTTCCGTGCTGGTGGTCGCAAGACAACTGCATATCCTAATAAGGAAGATGCTTCTTGGTGGCTAGACAATGGACCCAAGATGCTGGACTTCTGGGTACAGTTCCGTGAGGTTAGTGGATACACACTGTACGAACTAGCCGATGGAGCCAAGGCTGTAGAAACAGAACTTAATACAGAAGTTGGTGGCGTAAACATCAAGGGCTTTCTTGACCGCTTGATGGTGTCACCAGACGGAGAACTGACGGTCATTGATATTAAGACATCAAGCAAACCACCAGTTACCTACACCCAGTTGGGTACATACGCAATCCTTGTTGAAAAGATTATGGGCATACGCCCAACCAAGGGTGCATACTGGATGGCTCGCACAGGAGAGATGACAGAACCTGTAGAGTTAGACCACTACACAGAGAATCGCTTGGCTACACATGTCAAGGGATTTAAGATTGCAGTTGATAACAATATCTTCATACCTCAACCAGGGTTTATGTGCAGTACTTGTTCAGTCAACCACGCATGCTATGCAGTAAACGGAAAGAACTCTCATCTATACCCAGAACTAGGAGAAACAAATGAGTAACATCGAAAACACACCAATCCAGATTAACTGGAAAACTAAGAAAGACGGCATGCTCATCAACCTTCGTGCATCATCAGGTGCAGAACTTGACCTACTGATTGATGAATTAAGTCAGAGACTTGCTACATTGGTTGACCTTGAAGCAACAACAGAAAGCATGGCTCGTGCAGCGGGGGCAAGTAACACTGTTGCAGATTCATTTCCTGGCGCACAGGTTGTCAATCAAGGTGCGGTTCCACGCCAAGCACCAACACCAGCAGTTTCAGGACAAGCACCTGAGTGTGCATGTGGTGGAGGTCCAATGCGATTTGTTGCTGCAGGTATCTCTAAGGCAGGCAAGCCATACCGTGCGTTCTATGCATGTCCTAAGCCACAAGGTCAGGCTTGTTCACATAAGGCACAGCCATAATTCATGCGCCTTTTATCCCGTGCTATCAAGACCGCCTCGCAAGGCGGAGCCACACTTCCAACAGTATGGCAAACCCTTGCAGCACAGCAGATAGCAATTAGACGGGGTGAAGTCAGCATGATTGCAGGACCACCAGGTGCAGGTAAATCCACACTTGCTTTATCTCTTGCTGTACATGCTGGTGTTTCAACCCTATACATTTCAGCAGACACACACTCACACACAATGAGTCTGCGTTTGCTTGCAATGCTTACTGGTAAACCACAGAATGAAGTTGAACCGCTGATGGAAATAGATAGGGAGTGGGCAGGACAGATGCTTAAGTCTGCCGACCACATCCTATGGGAGTTTGATTCAGCACCTTCGCTCAAAGATGTAGAGGATGCAGTCCTTGCTAGTCGTGAGCGTTTAGGTAGAGATGTTGAACTGATTGTTCTTGACAACGCAGTTGATGTAACCATTGATGGACAGGATGAGTACGGCGGATTACGCACACTCATGCGTGAACTTAAGTGGTGGGCTAGAGATACTGGCGCTGCAGTTGTTGTTTGCCATCACACAAGTGAAGGTGTCCCAGGTAATCCTTGTCCGCCACGCTCTGCATTGCATGGAAAGATTGCTCAGACTCCTTCTCTGATACTCACAGTACACGGACAGATTGCATCTATGGGTGTATGTGCTGTTAAAAATAGATATGGACCAGCCGATGCCATGGGTGGCTCACCTGTGTGGTTGTCCTACGACCCTGCAAGTATGCAGATTTTGGACTTAATACAACAATGAATAATTGGCAACTAAGAGTAGTTGAAAATCACGGTGACATTAAAGGTAGCGCCTCAGCAGAGGAACTATCTGTGCCAACTAAGACACTATTCGATGACATACAAGCGCAGTTGAAATACATACCAAAGAACTTTTCGTGGACAGTAGGGTGGAAGTCTTATGTTTGGCAGGAAGAAGAAACGGGTAACCTCAAAGACCTATCAGAGGATGAGTACGCAACACTCCTTAATGAAGGAGTTGTCGCTTACACCAGAGATGCTGACGGAAGCAGTAATGAAGGCGAAGTTAACGCCTCAAATGAAGGAGACAATACTCAGTGAACTTCCAGAGTTTATGGAACATATTGATGAGGCGACAAGAAAAATCTTCGACCCTTCCGCAGTATGGCTGGAGTGCCTACAGTTTGCTGATTATGTTAGCCAAATGGCTCAACACCTCCTCGACAACCACGGACCAGAATGTACAGAACAAGTCGGAATCAACCTGAAAATCATGGCTGACTCGTGGAAAGATTTAGCCGAAGGTTCAATGGAAGTACTCGACCAATCAGAAAAGGTGTTTGATAATGGCGCATAGTAATAAAGAAACTTTATCTGTTATCTGGTGTGACAATGGAAACACAGATGGCAAGTTCACAGAAGGCTTGGTGTACAGCATCATCACTGGTGATGTCCCATTCCACAATGCTATTCGTGTGCAGGGTAATCAGATTGCACGCCAACGACAGGCTGCCTTTGAGATGTGGAACAAGGTCGGTACTGACTGGGCGTTGTGGGTTGACTCTGACATTGTACTTACCAAGGAAGTTGTCAAGACCCTATGGGATACCGCTGACAAGATTGCTCGTCCAGTTGTAAGTGGTGTGTACTTTATCTCTAAGCAGATGGAGAACACATTGATGATGCCTATGCCTGCCATCTTTGATGAGGGTGGGAATGAGTATGAGATTAAACATCACCACCCACTGCCACGCAATCAAGTCATCAAAGTTGACCACGCTGGTTTAGGTTTGGTCTTAATGCATAAGTCTGTTATCAAGGCATTGCATGACAAGTTTGGTGAGACAGACTTTGTGTTTGCTGAGAACAGTGCAAGCGGTGAGCAGTTTATTGGAGAGGACATCGCCTTCTTCCGCAAAGTTAAAGCAGCAGGCATACAAGTGTATGCAAATACATCAGCCTTAGTCAAGCACATGAAGCGCTTTGCTTTGGATGATGGGTACTACAACTTGTATTGGGCATCAGTAGAAATAGCAGAGAGGAGAGAGCGTGAGCAATCAGCAAATAGCCAACAAGCGTAGAGGTGCAGGCTGGGAGATAGACCTAGCAGATTTCTTTGTTGAGTTAGATTACGAAGCACAACGCCTGCCTCGTGCTGGGCGTAACGACATTGGAGATGTCTTTCTTAAGACAGTAAATGATTCTTATGTCATTGAAGCCAAGGCACCACGGCGTGATGGTCGCATTGACCTATCGGGTTGGTTGCGTGAGGCAGACATTGAAGCAGAGAACTACCGCCTATCAAAGAGATTGCTATTGGCACCATCACCATTGGTAATTATCAAGGCAAGTAACAAGGGAACAGGTGATGCTTATGTTGTTCAAAGGCTCAGCAATGTCCTCCCAAAACTCTAAGCATGACATCGTTAAAGTCTTAGAGCATTACGGATTTACTATACCTGTCAGAACTGGATGGGTGACAGTCCGCTGTGCCTTTCACAATGACAAAGTTAAGTCAGCCCGACTCAACATTGACAAGGGTGGCTTTAGATGTTTCGCCTGTGACATGGCTGGAGATGTGTACTCATTGATTATGAAGAAAGAAGGAGTCAAGTATGGCGAGGCTGTCAAAATCGCAGAGAGAATTACTGGCGAAAGCAACGGAGAACTACGAGCAAAACCTAGCAGAGGTTCTTCCGTATCTGGAGAGTCGCGGTATAACAGAAGCAACGGCGCGTATGTTCCGCCTCGGCTTCGTGGCGAATCCTGAGACAGGACATGAACCTTACCTTGGCAAGTTGGCTATCCCATACATCACGCCATCGGGTGTTATTGACATACGCTTTCGCAGTATAGGCAATGATACTGGACCGAAGTATCTCTCTCGTCCTGGTGCAACCACACACATCTTCAATGTCATGGCATTAGAAAGTGATGCTGATGTTCTCGTAATTTGTGAAGGAGAGATTGATACAATTATCGCGACACAAGTAGGGTTCGCAGCAGTCGGGTTGCCAGGTGCTAATAACTGGAAGCCATTCTACTCACGGGTATTGGCTGACTGGGAAAAGATTATGTTGTTCTGTGACGGTGACAACGCAGGCAGAGAGATGGCGAAGAACATAACACGAGAGTTAGACAATGTGTTCCCTGTGTTCATGCCAGACAACTGTGATGTCAATGATGTGTACCTACAAGAAGGGGCAGAAGGCTTACGCAAACGCGTTGGGTCTTAAGACATGGTTAAAAACTCCAGTTTTGATTTAGATTTTGGGTACGGCAGGAAGGGTGAGAAGTTAGTAGAAGAACTCCTTACCGAAGGCAAGACTGTAGAGGTTAAGCGTGACCGCAAGTGGTGGGTTACTAACAATCTTTACATTGAAGTTGAGTGCTGGTACATGAAGTCTAAATCATGGGAGCCATCAGGAATTATGGTGACTGAGGCTTCTTACTGGGCGTTTGTATTGGAACAAGGTGTACTCATGGTACCTACAAGCCATGTGTTGTATGCCATTAAAGAGTTTGGGCGTGAGATTACATGTGAGATACCCCCGAATAAGAGCAAGGGATACCTCATAACAGTAGATGATTTACTCACGGCAATGCGGAAGTTAAAGAATGAGAAGGCGGAAACAGTAGATGGATAAACAAGACGAGGTATGGGATGTGATTTATTCTGTCGCAAGACAGATAGCCTCTCGTTCAGGTCGCATCCATCGTGGGTTAGTAACTACTGATGACATGTACCAACACCTATCTTTGTGGGCGCTGGAACATTGGCACAAGATAGAACAGTGGCAACAGGAGGAGAGTCTTAAGTACAAGTTGCGTAAGACTTTCTTCAACGAGGCACAGAAGTATGTGGCTAAAGAGAGACAGAGAACATCGCGTTCGCCTATGTCAGATACTTTCTACTATTCACACGAGGTATTGCATGAACTATTGCGTGATGTGTGGACACACGAGGGCTGGTCAGATACTCCTGACTTAAGTAATGAGTTTGTTTCTCGTTCGACCAAGCCAAGTGAGGGTGGCAATCGAATGGCGTTGCTATCAGATGTTATGGCTGGGCTAGAGAAACTATCAGAAGCAGATAGAGACTTACTTAAGATGCGCTATCACGCAGGTGGTATGGAGTTAGGTGCAATGGCTGAGGCTTACGGCACAACAGAAGAAGCAATGCGTAAGAGAGTCAAGCGTGCATTGACTAAGTTACAAGACAGGCTCGGCGGAGAACAACCAACATGGAATAGACGACCTAAGAAAGGCGACACAGCAGAATGATTATTGGACTATCAGGATACGCACAATCAGGCAAGGACAGCACGGCAGAATTGTTGTGTCTTAATTACGGCTATCGCCGTATCGCTTTTGCTGACCCTATGCGTGAGGCTTTACTGAGATTGAATCCTAAGTTGGATAGCATCACACACATAGCCCATCGTGTTGAGGACTATGGCTGGGATGTAACCAAGCGTGACCCAGAGGTACGCCGTCTGTTGCAGACACTAGGTACAGATGTTGGGCGCAAGATGTTTGGTGATGACTTCTGGATTAACATTGCATTGTCAGGTCTTAAGTCAGAAGATAAGGTTGTTGTCTCTGATGTGCGCTTTCCTAATGAGGCACAAGCAATCAAGAATCTTGGTGGTACTGTCTGGCGTATCAATCGCCACAACCATAGCGCTGTCAATGGACATCCATCAGAGCATGCAATGGATAACTACATGTTTAATCATGTTATCTATAACGATGGAACTTTGGATGACTTAAGTGATGAAGTGTTCATGCTTGCTAAGGAACTTAATCTGGCTTAATACATAGAGAAACCCAGCGAGACAGGAGAGAATCGCTGGGTTTTTCTATGCACACAAACTCTCGCTTGTGTGCTAGATAAGCCTATTACTTATGCTGTGGGTCTGTCAAACCCCAGCCTATACGCTTACGAATCTTGTGTCGCATTGGTGGTGTAGTGCCACCCCAAACTCCGTACCTTTCATGGGCTAAGCCCCACTCTAAACAAGCCATCATGACTGGACACTCATTGCACATGCGTTCAAACATGCGCTCCTCGTCACGAGTAAATAACTCTTGGGCTGGGTAGAAAACCTCAGTGTCAATGCCTCGGCAGATAGCCTTGTCCCATAGGGATGGGTTGTACTTAAGTACGAAAACCGTTAGCCCTTTGTTGTATCTATTCTTACTAGCAATCTCGTCAACTACTTGATGAAACTCTGGTCTGTTATTTTTCATGTCTTAATACCAACCCTTGGCAAGGTGATGAGCGTATGCTCGGCAGATGTTGTTGCCTGACTTTCCGTATCTGTGTTCCAGATAGACAAGCCCAGCATCAATCTGCTTCCTGCCATTCCAGGTTGGCTTAATACCGATGTTCTCCCATGTACTGTCCAGTAACTGTGGAATACCCATGGCACTAGACTGTTTGTTCTTGGCTTTTGGTCGCCAGTTTGACTCGCGTGTCCAGAGTTCATACAAGCAAGACCATTGCTCTAGTTTGTCTTGCTTGGTTAGTTGGTCAATGGCATAGCGTTGGTAATCGTTCTCGTAGTGGGCAATCAACCTACCCTTTGGTTGATGTACCAGCGCAGTAGGTTGTGTAACTACCAGTGCTATGGCTAGACCTACCGCTGTAACTATCCATAATCTAGCGTGCGGGTGAATCACTTTTAAGTTTAGCATCGCGCTCTGCCTCTGCCTTCTCATGTAGGTATGTATCTATGGCTTGGTTGGATAGTTCATTATGGTTTAAGACACAAGGGTCACACATCTCCAGCATGTAGTTAATAATCTTGGGATTGGTTACCACTATGTCGCACTTTAAACACGCCATTAAGACTGTCATAGCAACACCTTGCTGTGTGATTCAGTGCTGTCTAACTTAAGACAGAAATCTTCTATCTCCCAAACCCAATCAGGTGATGTAATGAATCTGCCTTCTTTGTCAAGCCATGTAGTTTCAAAACCATCAACATCATCCCAATGCAGGATAACTCGCATCTCTACGCCATCAATGGTGAGGTCGAAGTCCTTGTCGTAGGCTGTGACTGACTTACTCATAGCCCCAGTTGTAATTGTGTGGTTCATTTCTTTTCTCCTGTCTTAAGTAATACACCCAGTATTTCTAGGTGATGTTCCATTATGCCATGCCAGTAGTCGAAGTCCTCGTTATTAGTCGTGGCATTTCGCTGTGACCTTGCTCTCTTTATTGTGTTGCACAATGCCTTAACTTCTTTATTGTGAATCAGGCGAATCATTTCTTTATTGCTCATCAGGTAGCACCCGTCCCTTAAACTCTGAGGTAATTACTTTGCACTCATCACCTAAGTAGTGCTTCCAATCCCAGTAGCGTGGGTCGCCATCATAAGTTTCAATCTCTAGTGTGATTAGCCATTTATCTTTCATGTCTTAAGCCACAATCTCGTAGGATTCGCAGACCATCATGACTACATCGTCAAGTTTGGCAATCAAGTCTGATAGTTCTTGCTCGGTCAAGTGTTTGGTCATGCCTTTTGTAACTGATGACTTCCATACATTAGCCATTATCCGTACACCACCTCTCCAAGTACCGCCACCTGTAGCACCGCATCACCGCAGATAGCATCGTAATCATCAAAGTCGAACAAGTCCATAGATACCTGTTGGTTGGCAATCGGTAGGGCTTTTGCTAACTCCTCAATACCTACAATTTTCTCTGTCTTAAGTAATGAGATTTCATCTATTGCTACCAGTCTGACCTGACCAATGACATCCCAATCTGTATTGCCAAGGTATTCAATTTCATGCCAATGATTTCCAAAGGATTCAAAGGCTGAACCAAAGACCGCTTCCCATAGTTCCTGCTTGATGTGTGTTAATGGGATAGTGATTGTTTCTTCTGTCTTAAGAACTGATGAGATAAATCGTGTGCCATTTACATAACTGAAAGTGGCTGGGTCTATCTCACTATCTACTTCTGTTATTACTGTCCATGTTTTGCTCATTTGTTATCTCCTGTCTTAAGTACGAAGTTGTCTCCGTAATCATCTGCTTGTGTAAGTGTCCAGCCTTCACGCTGTAACTTTTCAATCTCATACTCGTACTCTTTGGATGTCTCAAACAATCCATTGAGTAGCCAGCGTGTTGTCTCGCCTTGCTTTGTTGCTTTAATTGCCATTGTGTTTCTCCTGTCTGTAGTTGGTAGTTGTAGTTAATCGGTTGTGCTATCTGATGTCAAGCATTTGTGGTGTGATGTTCGTCACATTCCTGCAGGGCATCCGACTTGTTCTACTAGGCATGACTCAGGAATCTCCCAGACTCCTAGTGCAACTGATACTGTGTAGATTGCGGTAAGTATTAAGACATAAATCATGACGGCTCTGACCAGTCTGCCTCGGCGTGTGAGTTTCATTTGTTGTTGGTGGAATGGTTGCAGTCTGTAATAGGTCGTAAGCAGTCTCCGCAGTATGGCTCGCATGTGCATAGCCACATAACCTGACCGCATGGCTGGCAGTAATCACTCATGATGCCACCGCTGTTAGTTCTGTCTTAATACCTGAGATTGCTTGAGTTAGAATCTGGATTGTCTTGATGTCTAAACTCTCAAACTTTTCCCATGAATAAACTTGCTCGCCTGTCACTCGTGAAATCTCTGTCATTAAAGTCTTGAGCGCAGGGGTGTATTGCTCGCGGGCAAACTTGCGTTGTAGGTGGCGGGCATAGCGGTTGCCTGGGTCGTCATAGCCTCGGCGTTGTCGGCGGTCATCTGTTGTCATCTTGACCGCTTCAATGAATGTGCAACGGATGTGATTAAGGGCTACCCACTTGAGTTCGCCTTTGTGATTCTGTATTAAGACATCACGGGTGCGCCGTGACTTTTCAAAATCTGTCTTAAGTTGTGTCTCGATGATGGTTACTTTGTAGAACTTTAATCTTTCCGCAGTCTTTGCGTAAGATTCATCTACCCAATGCTTGTCTCTCCAGTTGGCAGATTCGTGCATGTAGTAGTTCTTTCCGATGATTAGTTCGGCTCGCTTCATTTGTTGCTTCTCCTGTTCTTGTAGGTAACGGGATTGTTACCAGTGCCTCAATGGTGGCATGAACACCGCGGTTTCTTCAACATTTGAGGCTGTGATTTTCATCACATTTATTTAGTTGTGTCTTAATACAGATTAGAAGTTTATGTATAGGTTTTCTATGTCGTCAATCCTGTTCTGTATTAAGTCAAGAAGTATGCAATACTTTGCGGGGTCGTCAAATAGTGGGTTCTTTTGAGCGTGTTCGTACTCTGCTCGTAAGATTTCTAACTCTGTCATGTCTTAAGTCACACCTCCTCTGTAATCTTCACGATGGTGCAGGCTTGCCCGTTAGCCTCAAGCATGGCTTTAATCTCTGCCATCTTTTGCATGCTCGTGGTCGTGTTCAAGCCTGAGAAAGTTCCGCGCTTGCTGTAGATTTCGTAAGTGATTTTCATGTCTTAAGCACTAACCTTTCTCATGTCTGCATCATCTAAGTTTGTGTCGTAAGACACACCGCACTTAGGGCATACAATCTCTGCCATAAATCGGGTGCCGTAAGGGGTGAGTGCGATACGGGTAACGCTTTCGCAGTCATCGCATGTGCCTTGCATTATGCGACCTCGCTTTCTGTCTTAATACCTGACCAGTTGCCACCCTGTGAGTAAAGCCATCCTGTGCCCTCTGTGTACAGGTAGAAGTACTCCTCGCCCGCGTTGAAGTTCTCAAACCAGTCTTTCTCACCTGTAAATGTGCGGGCGCTGTCGCTTTCGGTGCCATAGGCTCCAGCCTTTGTCTCCTCTAGTGTCTCCATGAGTGAGGAGAATCCACCTAGGGCGATGAGTGCCTCTGCCTGTGCCTTGCTGTTGTAGTTCTCAATCAAGCCTAGACCTACCCCCGCAGGGTATCCGTCCCAATGGCAGTAAATCGCTTTGACTGTGCCATCTTCTGACTTGATACCGATTGTGCTTCTTGTTGCCATTTTTCTATCTCCTGTCTTAATACATGAGCGAGGATTTCCCGCTTCATGTCGTGCCCTAATCGTGTCGTGAACACGCGCCCCCTGTCAAGGATTTAGGGCTGTGTGATTGGTCACACTTTGTTTTCTGTCTTAAGTCACCTATTCATCGGCGGTGTTTCTTCCCACAATCTCCGACACTCTCGGCAGATTCCCCGCGATTTCTTAGGGTTTAAGACATCAACTAGCGCCATCGCCTCGGCTGTCTTGCCCTCGGCAATCATCGCCTCAATCTTGGCGTGATGTCTGTCACATGTCCAGACTCTGCCCTTGTAGTTGGTTGCTGTGATGGTGTTCATGTTGCTGTTCTCCTGTCGCTTTCGTTATGTCTTAAGTCAGAGGGTATTTCCCTCCAACTCGTGCCCCCTGTGAGTCATGAACTCGCGCCGACTTATCGGGCAGGGGGCGGGAGGCTTACGCCTCCTTGAACACCTCCTCGCACTGGTTGCATGTCACGCCGATTTCTAAGACGGTGCGACTTAGGCGGATGGTGTTCTCACAATCGCATTGTGCTTTGATGAGGTTGGTGTTTCTGCCTTTCTTCTTGGCAGATTCTCCGCCTAGTGCGGTCAAATCGAACGCGTTCGATAGGATGGTGAGGGCTTTCTTCCATCGCTTAGCGCCTAACTCGGTGAGTTCTGTTGCAGCGTGTCCCTTGCCCTTGATTTCTAGTGTCTTAAGACCTAACGCCTCGGCTTGAGCCTTGAACTTAGCGTTGTGATACTGGTTGCTTGAACAATCTTCGATTCCATTTGCATGGTTGAGAGAGTGCGCCACCTCATGGAGGAGGGTAGAAAGTAATTCTTCTGGTGTCGTGAAATGCTCAAGATTGAACGCGATTTCTGAGAAAGATTCTTCTCCTGTTGTCCATGGTGTAAACGGGGTGAAATGTCCCTTTCTGCCCTTGAGGTCGCGGGTCACTAGGAGAGTGGCGCGGGGTGCGCCTGTTTCTGTCTTAATCAACTCATGAGCCTGTTCTAGCGCCTTGGTGATGGTGCTAAGTGCCTCCGCCTTGCTTGCCTTGCCTGTCTTAAGTGCTGTTGATGCTGTCATGGTCTTATCTCCTGTCATGTCGTAAGCCCGATTTGAACTCACAAGGAGATTTATACACGCCCTCCCGCCATGCCCTCAACATTTGGCGGTGTGAATCGCATCACATTTATTTGAGCGTGAGCCTGTCTCAAATAGTGAGATGGCAAGCGTGAGCGTGAGCAAGCGGGGCAAGCATGCGGGGGGATGCGGGGGATTAAGGGTGAGCGATTAGCGGAGTGAAACCCCTCGCCTGTCCTAGCCCTGTTCGCATTGCATCGCATCACCGCTAAGCCCTGTCTGCTTAGCCTTGCAAGTAAGTGAGTGAGCGTGCATGCTTCACCCCAGGATTGTTAAATCCGTGGTGTGTATGTGTATGTGTATCTACCCACATAACTTTGATAGTTCTGGGGTCACCATAAGCCTTTGACCAGCACTTTTGCCGTAGGCAAAAAATAATTAAAAATACTTTGGACAAAAGTGTCCGCTAAGGACCTTTTGGACACCTATAGTATAGTGAGAGGCGAAATAATCGGAGCCTCTCTACACACTAGCAGCGACCCTTGGGGTCGCACCCTAAAAGAAGCCCTAACCTTCGGCTTCGTTTAGACTACGCCTTCGGTTAGGAGATAAGCCCGAAACTTCCATATTTCCGTTTCGGTATGCCTATGGACAGAAAAAGAGTTACAGCAGCAAGCCATAAGAGCGATGCCATCAAAAGGCAAATTATCGAATTCCTAATGGAGGGGTACTCTGTCCAACGGGCGATGGATGCCGTAGGACGAAGTGTTAAGACCTATGAATACTACCGTAAGACTGACCAGGAGTTTTCAACCCAGGTAGATAAAGTCCGTAGTATGACCGCCCGTGGCGAAATCAACGGGGCTAGAGGGGAAGTACCACCCTTCCCTGAATTTTCAGAAAAATTTTTAGGCACTCAGGTGTTCAAGCATCAGGAGCATTGGATTGACTTATTAGAGGGTAGAGAACCTTCGGATGTCCATCCTGCCATTACCCATGAACCTGGGTCCCCTGATTTAATTATTATCAATACCCCACCAGAACACGCAAAGTCCACGACCATTACGGTCAACTATGCTGTCTATCGGATTTGCCAGAACCCTAATATCAGAATCATGGTTGTGTCCAAGACACAGGCTATGGCACAAAAATTCCTGTTATCCATAAAAAACAGACTGACACATCCTAAGTACCAGGACCTCCAATTAACCTTTGGACCTCCAGGCGGTTTTCAAAAAGGCTCTGATTCATGGAAACAGGATTTAATTTATCTATCCTCTGAGTCTCGCGACTCTGGCGAAAAGGACCCTACAGTCCAGGCTATTGGTATCCGTGGTCATATCTACGGCGCTCGTGCTGACTTAATCATCATGGACGACTGTGTTGACCATACCAACGCCCATGAGTATGAGCGACAGATTGACTGGATTCAATCGGAAGTTATGTCCCGTATTGACAACGATGGTGGTCGCCTACTTGTTATTGGTACCCGCCTTCGTCCCAAGGACCTCTACTCTGAACTGCGTGATGAAGCACGCTACCCAGATGAGACTTCCCCATGGACATACTTTGCACAACCTGCAGTTTTAGAATTTGACGAGGACCCTGAGAAATGGGTAACCCTTTGGGCTAAGACCAACATTGCACCCGTATCTGGTAATGGAGAACCTGACGAGAACGGGCTGTATGACAAGTGGACTGGACCTGCATTAAACAAGAAGCGCAGTCGTATCTCCCCAAATCTTTGGGCAATGGTTTACCAGCAACAGCAGGTACATGAAGATGCAGCATTTCCTACCGCAGCCGTCAAGGGTGTCATCAATGGCGCTCGCAACTTTGGAATTATTCCAAAAGGTAAGAACGGTGTGCGTTACAACGGCATGGATGGTTTGATTGTTGTAGCAGGACTAGACCCAGCAGGCTCTGGTTATACCGCTGCCGTCTGTCTTGCTATAGATGTATCTACACAGAAGCGTTATCTTCTGGATGTATCTAACAAGGCTGCAATGAAGCCAGATGAGATTCGTGAACTCATTAAGGGCTGGACGGACAAATATAAAATTTCTGAGTGGCGTGTTGAGAAAAATGCTTTCCAAACGATGTTGACTCAGGACCGTGAGGTACGGGAATACCTGTCGTCACGGGGTGCAATTTTACGCGAACATCATACGGGTCAAAACAAATGGGACACCAACTTCGGAGTTGCATCCCTGACGACCCTCTTTTACGGATGGGAAGATGGCAAGGCTCTGATTGAGTTTCCATCTACGCATGCATCAGAAGGTCTTAAGACACTCATCGAACAACTGGTCACCTGGTATCCAGATGCACCTAAGTCACAAAAGACAGATACCGTCATGGCTTTCTGGTTTGCTGAACTTGGTGTGCGTGACCGTCTAGCAAGTGCTACAAATTTTTTCAAGTCACACAATCGTATGAATATGTTTCATACAAAGTATGACGAATCAAGACAGATAACCGTTAATTTAAATGACTACAACTATTCATAGAACTGGAGGTGGGTGCGATTCTAACTGTAGATGAAATTAAGAATAACTTCCTCATTATCAAACAAGCATTTGCTGAGCGCGATAGTCGCATGGAAGATGTCCTCCTAGTTCGTAAAGGTCGCATGCGCGATGTGTACCCTGACTTATTCCCAGATGGTCCTTTCGAGAACCCAATCGTGGCAAACATGGTGGACATTTCAGCGCGTGACTTATCAGAAGTTATTGCTCCTATGCCTGCGTTTAACTGCAACTCACCTACTATGGTTTCTGAGAAGGAACGCAAGAAGGCAGATAAGCGCGAGGAGATTGTCAACGGCATTGTTGACTTCTCCGATATTCAAACTCAGATGTTTACAGCAGCGGACCGCTATGTAACCTACGGATTTGTACCTGCACAAGTAGAGTATGACCTAGAAGCACAGATGCCACGCATCCGTTTCTTAGATTCCTACGGTTCATACCCAATGGTTGACCGCTTTGGTCGAGTTCAATACTTCTACCAACGCATTGAAAAGCCAGTATCAGAGTTAATGGCTGCATACCCTGAGTTTGCTCACATTATTTTTGACAAAGATGAGAACACAACAACCTCTGTACTTGAGATTGTTCGTTATCATGACAAAGACCAGGATGTTTTGTTCATCCCATCACGCAACAACCTTGTTATTGACCGTGCAGCAAACGCTCTTGGTGAGGTTATGGTTCGTGTTGTACAGCGACCATCACTTGATTCACAATCCCGCGGACAGTTTGATGATGTTCTAGCAATTCAAGTAGCAAAGGCACGCTATGCGTTGCTTTCTCTTGAGGCTGCGACTAAGGCAGTACAGGCACCTATCGTTGTGCCACGCGATGTTAGCGATTTAGCACTTGGTCCTGATGCAGTTATCCAAACTGAGCGCCCACAAGATGTACGCCGTGTATCTATTGAGATTCCTGGTGGAACATTTGCACAGCAACAGGTACTTGAAGGTGAACTACGCTTAGGTTCACGCTATCCAGAGTCTCGCACAGGTAACATTGATGCTTCAATCATCACAGGTCGTGGTGTTCAGGCACTTATGGGTGGCTTTGACACACAAATTAAGACAGCACATGCAATGTTTGCTCGTGCTTTTGTAGAACTTATCAGCCTTGCACTCAAAGTTGATGAAAAGATTTTTGGTAATGTAGAGAAGAACCTACGCGGTACACGCAACGGTACTCCTTACAACATTAAGTACAAGCCAAAGCGTGACATTGATGGTGATTACACCGTTGATGTTCAGTATGGCTTAATGGCTGGACTTGACCCTAACCGCGCTTTGGTCTTTGGACTACAAGCACGCGGTGACAAGTTGATTTCACGCGACTTCCTTCGCCGTCAAATGCCATTCTCCTTCAATGCAACACAAGAAGAAGAAAAGGTTGACACAGAAGAACTACGCGATGCTATGAAGCAGGCTATTGCTTCTTATGCTCAGGCTATTCCAGCCCTTGCATCTCAAGGTCAAGACCCATCGGATATTCTGTATAAGTTATCTTATGTAATTAACGAGCGCCAGAAGGGAACTTCTATTGAAGTTGCAGTTTCTGATGCCTTTAAACCACAGAATCCCCCACCTGGTGCGATGACCCCTGAAGGTGTAAGTCCCGAAATGCTTGGGCAAGCAGGCGCGGTCCCTCCAGGTGAGGGGCAACTTCCCGAAGGACTAAGCGCAACAGGTCGAATGGTCGGCGTTGCACCAGGACAGATTGCTCCAGGTGGCAGACCAGATGTTCAATCCTTACTAGCAAGTTTAACTCAGCGAGGCGAACCTAATTTGCAGGCATCGCTCATCAGACGATTACCAGCGTAAGGAGGTGAATAAATGAAGAAAGCATCAGCACTTAAGAAGGGCTACAGCAAGAAGCCTGCTAACCAGGGTTCAGCAGGAAAGCCTAATGTACAGAAGCCAATGATGGCAAAGAAGGCATCCTCTAAGGGTGGCAAGACATACTTCTCTGCTACTCCATCTGGCACACGCGGTTCAAAGAACAAGTAATTAAATAGTCGGCTGCCGAAAACGCAGAGTTAATGGGTTGATAACCGCGATTAACAAATCAAACAGTCCTGAGCATTTGACATTAAAAGGCTCACCAATTTTTCAAACGCTAATTTAGCATTGGGGTAATCATGGCAGTAGAAGCAAGTAAGAATTTTAAAGTATCCGCCACAGGTGGAGACGGTTCAAGCGGACAAGCAGCACAATATGCTGCAGGTATTGACAACGCAGGAGATTTTTATGAACTTCAAACTCAAGCCCCAATGTCAAAGTCTGGCGTACAGTTGCCAAATAGAGGCAATCCTATTGCACCTAAGATTCCAACTGGCGATATTGTTCCTCTCGATGCTCGAACACTCTACCCAGAAGAAGGAGTGGACACAGGAGCAGCATTAGGACCTAACGCAGGCGAAGAAATTATGGCAGCACCAAGCATGCTTGCAGCGCAAAACAATGAAGATATTGCTGCGCTCGCTGCTTATATGCCTTTCTATGCAAAGGTTGCTGAATCACCAAATGCATCTAACGCAACTCGTAACTGGTACCGCTACATTCGTAGTCAACTAGACGGTCAGGCTCAGTAGTGAGTTGGATTGAAAACCTTGGCAAGATGGCGAAGTCAGCAGTTGACTTTACTGGATTGCCTGGACTGTTTAAAGATTTAGCAACTGCGGGTTCTAATGATGACCCGTGGTATGTAGATGGCATTAACCTTGCTAAGAATACAATCAAGGTTTCAACTACACCTGTTCGTGCTGCCGTTGGCGGTTTACTTGCAGTAGGTGAAGCATCATACGAATTAGGTGGCAAGGTACGCCGTGAAGGTGTTGAAACAATCCTTGACCAACCTTTCATGTACAACAAGTTTAAGAATGAGAACGAGTCATACTCCGACTACACCGCCCGCGTTGAACGCGAAAAAGAAAACATCAGTCTTGGTCAGGCGACTCTTTCCGTTCTCTCTCCTGGTAAAAATTCTGGTGATAAGTCAGGATGGCTACAGGACTGGACAGATAACAACCTAAAGTTTTTATCTGCTGGCTTTGACCTGTTTGACCCAATGGACCGTGAGGCTGCGTTCCAGAACCAGTACACAGGAAAGTTTCTTTCAGGTATTCAAGACATTACTGCATCAACACTTATTGACCCATTAACCTTTACAGGTTTTATTGGCAAGGGTGCAGTCATTGCTGCTAAGGCTCCGATGCTAGATACAATCTCTGGCAAGACTGCTCGTGCAGTATTCGGTAAGTTTGCAATGACAGAGGAGCGCCTCGATAACCTATTGGTTAAAGCACTCGATGGTCAAGGCGAAGCAGTAACAGATATTAAATTCTTGGCTAACTCAAATGCTAGAGAACAATACGAGTACTGGCGCAAAAAGAAAGTTACTAATCCAGATGCTATGGCGTATCTGTTTGGTCGCGCAACAACTGACCAAGAGGTAGTAGATACTTTCCGCGCAGTTATGTTTAAAGACACAGATGCAATCTCAAAAATTGTAGATGTAGATTCTGAGGCTGGCTTAGTCATTGATGCGTTAAACGATGTTCCTCATCCACATCGCATGCTTCTTGAGGGTAAGTCAGATGGCGACATGATTACTTCGCCTAAGTACAATGAAGTTTTACAAGGTTATATTTCAAAGGCTAGTACCGAAGATGACCGATTCCGCGTAGCACTTGAGACAGTACAAACTGGTGGACAGTTTAAGTATGGTTTCAGCCGTGGACCTTGGGAGGGCAAACTTGCTCAGAAGTCTAAGGCTAAGGCTGCTCGTACATTTGCAGAACCTGAATCTGTCTTAATACAAAAGACAAGCCTGCACCCAATCATCAAGGTAGTTAACTACTTTAAAGATGAGATGCCAAGCGGTATCTTTAATGTTAACGATGGTGATTCATACACAGAGTTTAATGCTTTCTTGGGTGAGGTTAACAACCTATCTAAGGGCGGATTCGGCGCACGAGCAGCATATTATGCTGACCAGTATTTAGGTGCAGCCTCTGCAGGCGAGCGCAATGGAGTTATCCAGCGTGCTGAGAAAGAAGCGCTTTCTGTTCTTTTTCCTAACTACGACCAGGCAACTGTTGATAGCCTTTATGCAATCTTTGATTACCGCCGTGCTTCTCGTATCAAGGCACACCGCGACCAAGGATTCGTCTCATACCTTGAGAATGGTCAAGTTATCAATGCAGTATCGCCAGTGTTACAGCGCGAATCTGCAAACTTTGTAATTATCGCAGACATGCGTAAGTTAGCCCGCGCTATCAAGTCACATGAAAGTATTCTTCCAGGATTACTTGATGGCATTGATGTTCAAGATTTAACTATGCGTACAGAAAAGGGACTTGCAGCCCTTGGTACCATCAACGACATCTTTAAGACTTCTGTTCTTATGCGCCTTGGTTACACAGTTCGTAACATTACCGAAGCACAACTATCTATGTTGGCTAAGGGATTTGCTATGCCAGCGATGGTTGCAGCAGGTGGTAAAGATGCAGTTGGACGATTCTTTAAAAACCGTCAGGTTGGCTTTACTCGTTTAATTGACCAGGTAAACATTAACGCTGGTCGTTTAGATGATGTGCCAACTTTACAATACGCATTTATGTCAGAGGTTGACAAACTGCGTGCAGTTGACATGAGCCGTAAGCAACTTGCTAAGGCTATCTCAACACGCATTGGTGAACTAGAGCGTGATGCATTTAAACAGCGCTTTACTCCAGGTGTTGGTCCACTTACCGTTGAAGATGAAGTTCGTACACTCAAGGGTGTACTTGCAGATTTAGAGTCAATCACTCTCTACCATGGCTCAGCAGACGGTGCATTTAAACTTGACGAGTCTCGCTCTATTGCGATGTCAGCATCACCTGCTATTGCTCGCCGTTATGCACAGGGTGGAATAATTGCTTCTGTTGAACAGTATATTCCAACACCATCAGGTCGCCCTGGTCGTCTTGGTCAGAAGCCAGAACTTGCACCTGGTGCAGAAATTGCTACTCCTGGTGTTATCGAAAAAATGCCACAAACAGAGTTTGATGCTTTAAAAAGATATGTTAGCGAAGATTTAACTGGAAGAACAAGTATTCAAAATGTTTTACGAGGACTTCCAACTGGCGCTATGGCTAAATCATTTGCAAGTGATTTTCCTGTTGCTGAATTAAAGCGTGGTATTCAACGAAGCGTAATTACAGAAAGAACAGTTGTATATCGTGGAACATCAAATCCAGATGTATTAAATGCAAATGTTGGCGATGTAATTGTAGAAAAAGGATTTGTATCTACATCTAAAAAATTACGCGGTGCTGAAAAATTTGCTGGAAAAGTAGATAGTCAAGGCAGTCCAAAAGATGTGATTGTAATGATTGAACTTCCAAAAGGCACTAGAGGTTTGGATGTAAATTCTACTTACGCTGGTTTTAAGGCTGATAATTCTTATGCTGATGAACAAGAAGTATTGCTTCCATCAGGAACAAGATTTGAGGTTATTGAAGCATCTCCAGTGCAACCAGCAACTGAAGATATGCCAGCAACTGCACGGTTTATTAAGTTACGAGCCATTGTTGAAGAAGCACCTACACCATCACCAAAGCGCCAAGATGTCCTTAATGAGGCAACCCTTAGATTACAGTCAGATATGATTGATGCTGTTAACTCTGGCAAAATTGTTGAGTATAAAAACTCTACTGGTAAATGGAAAAAAGTTAAAAGCATTGACTATGAAACACTTGTTCTTGCAGCAGACACAGACGAGGCAGAGATAGTTTTATTTAAGAAATGGACTAACCGCCCTGTATTCCGTGTAAACCCATCTCAGGGTAATGTTCAACCAATTCGTGTTTATGGACCATCATTGTTTATGACCCGTTGGAGCGAACTGCCAATGGATGTACGCGCTTTGTTTAATAACAAGGCTTCTGAGTTTAACGCATGGAACAAGTCAAAGGGCTGGCAAGACCAGAACTCACCTGTCTATAAGTACCTTCGTGAGAATGGTTACGGCAACGCCGTAGTACTTGATGACAAGCGTGCTGGCGGAGTTTCATACATCGTATTGCCAGAATCTGTTGATGCAGCAGGTCGCAAGCGCGAAGTCACTCGCACAGTTACAGAGATGGAACAACGCGCTCAGATTCAAGCAGCAGAAGATTTACCAGAACTTGGTCTTGAGCCAAGAATGGTTACTTCTAAAGAACGCCGTCAAGCAAAGCAAGCAGCAAAGAAAGCAGCACGCCGTCCTAACAACTCTGTTTCTCCTTACTACAACAAGGACAATGTTAACGCTGCTATTAACAACGGCGTAGAAGATGCTGCAGAAAACCTTGCTCGACTATTTACTCTTTCACATGCACACCTTGATGATATGTCAGAGCGCCTTGGCGCTGCTATTACTCGCGCTGAATCTAATTCAATTAAGCAGCGCACAGGTTATGGCTACATGGACATTGAGGCTGGCGGTTACAAGTACAATGTTCCAGAAGTATTCCAAGATGCATCATGGTTCATGGGTCGTACCTCAGCCGAGGACACATGGAACGCAATGGTTGCTACACAGGAGATGGCATTTACAACAGGCATTGGCGCTCGTACAGTAGCCCCTGTTAAGCCATCAGACCCACGCTATTTTGAAGCATGGGCAAATGTTTTGAACATGCACTTTCGTGACCCTGAGACAGGAATCATGGACCCTGTTGTCCGCAAGATTCTTGATGGCGATACAGATGAGGACATCCTTGGTTGGATGACTCGTAACTTTGAAGGTCGTAAGTACGCTAACGATACTTACACAACACCACGCCAGTCATTTGGATTTACTGCCCTTAAAGGTGGCGAACTAGATGAGGACTTGCTTGAGAAGATTAACATCACTCGTGGTGCAGTTAAGGTTTATATTCCAGATGAGGAAACAGCACTTGTGCTTAGCCGAGTCAAGGAAGAAGATGGCAAGGTCATATCAGGTGGAGAAGTTCAGAACTGGTTGCGCGATAGATTTGGTAGCAACCCAGAGAACCTTCCAGAGATTAACGGTTTGCTTGTTACAACAAGTAAAGAGTATCGCGACCAAGAACGCCTAATTGATACCTTTAACCGCCGTGTTATGCGCTTCCTTGGCTCATTGCCAGAAGATGTATTTGCTCGTCACCCATTGGTGAAGGCAACATATAACAAGCGTATCAAGGGCAACCTTGAGGCAATGGCTGCAGCAAAGGGTGCAGACAAGTTAACTGCTGAGGAAATTGACCGTGCTATCCGTGGCGCTCGTGAAGAAGCACGCCGTGAAGTTGAGCGTACATTGTTCACCATTGTTCGCCGTAGCCGTGCATCATCTAGCCAAGTAATGCAGTTGATGTTCCCATTCTTTGCAGCCTATGAAAATACAATGAAGCGTTGGTCTGGCATTATTGCTGAGAACCCAGCAGCGGTTGCAACTGCAGGTCGTACTATTGCACAGATTGTTAATGGTCAGACAGTTATTGACCAAGATGGCAATCGTATTACAGATGCTAAGAAGTTGTCAGAAGAAGGCATGGCTAACTTGGTTATTCAAGTACCACAAGGCTTTATCAAGTCACTTCCAAAGGCATGGCAAGAAGTAGCGCAGAATTCATTTAAGAGTGTAAGCATCCCGCTTTCTTCTCTTGATGTGATTACACAGGGTCAGCCTGGAAACCCAGGATTTGGTCCTTATGCAGTACTGCCAACATATCTGATTGTTCGCAACCGTCCAGAGTTAGAGGATGCGTTCCGACCACTGTTCCCTGCTGGTCAACCACAAAGCGCTCTTGACTTGTTCACACCTGCAGCGCTACGCCGTTTGCGTACTATGTGGACACAGGATGAACTGTATGTTCGTACATTCAACCAGATGCTTCGTTATGAGACTTACAACTTTAACAGCGGTAAGCGCACAGACGAGCCAACTCTGGATGAAATTAAGGACAAGACAAACAAGTTCTTTATGCTTCGTGCATTGGGTTCAATCTCATTGCCTGTTGCAGTTAGCCCAGAGACTGACTTCTACCAGCAAACATTTCGTCAGTTCATGACTCAGTATGGTCCAGGTGAAGCAGAGGCTAAGTTCCTTGAGATGTACCCTGATTTCTTTGAGGCGACTGTAAGCCTATCTAAATCACCAGGTGGACTTGAGGCTAACATCAGTACTGTTAAGAATCTTAAGAGGTTCCAGAACCTTATGGCTAATGCCGAGGCTAACGACAACCCAGAACTTATTGGCTTCCTTGCCAATGACTTTGATGGGCAGTACACTTTTAGCCAGGCTGCATACCAATGGCAGTACCGTCAAGGTGCATACCCTGGTTCAAAGAACACTTACCGTCAGAACCGTAGCCCAGAAGAATTGCTACGCGATGCAAACATCAAGCGTGGCTGGACACAGTTCAACTCATTGATGGGTCAGATTAACACTTACAAGATTCAGAACGGAATTGTTTCTGATAATGATGATGCCCTAAAGCCAATCATGGCTGGTAAGAAACTATGGCTTCGTCAGATGGCTGAGGATAACCTTGACTGGTACTCAGAATATATTTCTCCAGACCGTGGCAAGTATGAGCGCAGAGCGCAGGTACTTGAGACAGCCTTGGCGGATAAAAAGTGGATGGCACAGAATGGCAATCGTCCAGTAGTTAAGGCTATGGCTGTGTACTTAGATGCTCGTAAGCAACTAGGTAACTTGCTACAACAGCGTGAACGAGCAGGTGGCTCACGCATGCTAGAGGCTAAGAGTAATGCAGATATTGTATTTGTACTTGACCAAGTACGCACACAACTTATTGCCGAAAGCCCAGAGTTTGAAGAATTTATGAATCGTTATTTTATCAATGATACGGTGGTGGTGTAAGTGGCTAAAGATACAAAGCCTGATACAAAGTCAGGAACCCCTGCGGGTACAGGAACGCCAACAAGTGGTATCAATTTAGCAGACTTAATTGAAAAGGCACAGGCTGCAGGTCTAGGTGGAGATGTTTCTTCTAAGGGTCCAGTTTACACCAAACAAGATGCTGAGGCTGCTGTTCAGTCTGTTTACCAGCAACTCCTTGGTCGCAATGCTGTTGGTGCTGAGAAGTCTAAAGCAATCAGCGTGTTCCTTGGTCAAGGTGCAGATACTGGTGCATCTGGTCGCCAACAGGCAATCGTTGACATGGTTCAAAATGATAGAGAGTTTGTTGTCCGTCAAGAGAACAAGTATATGGATGCTATCTACAACCGCATCGCACAGGATGTAAGAGAGGCACAAGGATAATGGCAGACCCAAGAGCCGTAAGACCTGAAACTCCACAGGAGCGCATCCGTAAAATTGCTATTGCCATTTCTCAAAATGAGCAAGTTATTAAATCCGAAAAGCCTGGTAGCGCTAGGTTTAAGACTGCACAAAAATCCCTTGAAGAATTGCGTAAAGCATTTAATGATGCAAATGCTGAGTTAACAGCAGAACGCAACAAGGTTAAGAAGGCTGCTGCTGACAAAGCAAAGGCTAAGGCTGAGGAAGATTTAGCCCGTGCTGAGGCGCTTAATGATTCAAAGGCTGCACAAAAAGCCCGTGACAAAATTCGTGCTGCTGACGATGCTGCTGCATCTACAGTTCCACCTCCAAAAGTTGAAAAGGATACTAAGCCTGCAGATTCAGATGGCGATGGCATCCCAAATACTCTTGACAAAAACCCAAATACATTTGATAAGCCAACGCCAAAGCCGAAGCCAAAGCCAACTCCTACACCTACTCCTACCCCAACACCTACGGAAACTCCTGGTCAAGATATAAAAGATTTGTGGGTTTCATACCTTCGTACAACCTTTGCATCTTTAGAAGATAAGACACAAAAGGCTCAGATTGATATTCTTCTTAAGCGTGCTAAAGATGAGAAATGGGATGAAGATACATTTATGGATGCCCTTGAGGGTACCGTATGGTGGCAAGCAACTTATCCAAGCATCCGTAAATTTTTCTTAGATACGCATGACCCACGCAAGGCATCAACTTTTGCTGAAAAAGTGGCTAACACAATGGACTCAATGCTTGGCAAGTTAGAGGCTTTGGGTGTTACTGTTCGTCAGATTGACCCTGCAACTGGCAAAGTAGTTGACAACACAGATTTTGTTAAAGGCATTGCACTTAAGTCAATCGAGAACAACTGGGATGATGACCAACTAGAACAGTATCTTGCGACACAAAGCAGCATTATTTTTTCTGGTGGCGGAACCCTTGGTTCATTCTATGACCGCATTGCTCAGCAAGCATACCTATATGGTGTACCTCTTGATGAGACTATGAAGAAAACAATCAACACATCGTTACTTGACCCACTAGATGGTCGCGATGCAAATTACTGGATTAAGACAGTAAAAGACATGGCTTACGATGCACCACAGAACAAGCCATTCTTGGCTTCATTGCAAGCAGGTCGTAACCTATACGAAGTAACTAACAGTTATCGCACGCAGATGGCTAACCTTCTTGAGGTTGACTCAACTGCTATTACATGGAACGACTTGATGGGCAAGGTTGTTGATAACACTACAGGCAATGCTCGTACATTTGCAGACTTTACAAAGCAACTTAAGAGCGACCCGTTGTGGCAGTACACAAGAAACGCTAAAGAAACATACAGCAATACAGCACTTGATATTGCCAAGATGTTTGGATTTATGGGGTAATCATGGCAGATGTATCATCAGCACTTCGTAAATTAACTTCTGGTGGAACGCTTACACAGGAAGAAAGAAACTTGCTTGGCATGGGTCCTGCACCTACACCAACTCCTGCTGCACCTGTTGCTACACCTACAGTCACAAGCATGACTAACCCAAACATGTTTGGTCCAGGAAAGATTCCAGTTGCTGCCAATGAACCTGCTCCTGCACCTGCAGAAGATGAGTATGTTACTAACTGGCGCAGTGGTATTAGAGCCAAAAAGGGTACAGCCCTTGGGGACTTGTTTGAAAAGCAAAATGCTGACCGTGAAGTACGCGATGCAGCATTTGCCAACAAACCTACAGAGGACCCAGGACCAGGCAATCGCTGGGTTTGGCAAGAACGAAATCAAACCTGGGCAAGAGTGTATTTTGGCGATGGTTTTGGTGGCAATAACAATGCTGGCAATAACAATGCAGGTGGCACAAACTACACAGGTTCTGGCACTGCTACTGACCCACTAAAACTTAATGGCGCAAATTTTACTGGAACTTTTAATGGAGTTCAATATGTCAATGGTGTCATAAAGACTGACAACGCTAACACTGGTGGTTCAAACTACACAGGCTCTGGAACTACTAACGACCCGTTCAAACTTAACGGAGCAAACTTTACTGGAAGTCTTGGTGGAGTTAACTATGTTAATGGTGTTAAAGAAGATACAGCCAAGCGCACCGCACAGCAAGACTTCAAGGCTTCTCTTGCAGAACTTGGTTTAGCAGACCTGGCTGATACTGTTGATAGTTTGATTAGACAAGACTTTACAGTTGCCCAGATTAAGTTAGAACTGCCTAAGCAGCAAGCATACAAGGATAGATTCCCTGGCATGCAAGCACTGCGTGATGCAGGTCAGGCTGTTAATGAGGCTACCTATATCTCTATGGAGAGAGGTTACCTACAGACACTACAGGCTTACGGGCTTGATACCAAAGTGCTTGGTTCTCGTAAGCAATTAGGTACTTATGTTGCTAACCTAGTTAGCCCTCGTGAGTTTGAGGAGCGAGTTAATCTTGCTGCTACTCGCGTTAAGGATAACGCAGATGTTATTGCACAGTTTAAGACTTACTACCCAGAGGTAGATAACTCAGCACTTACTGCTTATCTACTTAATCCAACCGTTGGTATGGACATCATTAAGAAGCAGGTACGCCTTGCTGAGATTGGTGCTGCTGCAATGGATGTTGGGTTTGCTACTGGTGTCTCACTATCTACCGCAGAGGAACTACGCGGTGCTGTTGGTGAACAGGACTACCAGACAGTTAGGTCAGCCTTTGCTCAAGCCAAGGTTCTCTCAGACCAGCAAGCACGCCTTGCTCGTATCGAAGGAACTAACTACTCACAGAATGAGGCGATTCAAGGAATCGTTGGCAAAGACATTCAAAGCCAGATGGCATCTCAGAAGCGTGCTGAGCGAGAAACAATGACTCGCTTCGGTGGTCGCTCTGGAGTAACAAGCACATCGCTTAGAAGCGATACAGAAATATAAAAGAATCCCCACTTAACCGACCAGCCTAGGTGGGCGTAAAAGACTGGTAGTGATAGCCAATGTAGTTTCCCCTAACTGCATTGTGGATTGCGAATACAACTAACAAAGGGAGATAGGTAGATGGCTACCAACTATGAATACGATGACGAAGATGATGAAACCACCCAAGACGGTGGCATCAATCAACTCCGCAAAGTAAACCGTGCGCTTGAAAAGCGTGCAAAGGAACTAGAACAGGAGTTGTTAGGTCTTAAGTCACAGACCCGTCAGCGTACTGTCAAGGATGTGCTACAAGCAAAGGGTTTAAATCCAAAGATTGCAGCGTTCGTACCAGCAGACATTGATACTTCTGAGGAAGCAATCAATAACTGGATTAGCGAATATGGCGATGTATTTGGTGCAGTAACCCAGGCTGAAAATCAGCCAACACAACAGTCTCAAGATGTGACTGCTCAAGCAAGAATTAACAACATGGTCGCTACTGGTCAGGCTCCAAACCTTGACACAGATTCCATGTCGCGAGTCTTGCAGGCAAAGTCACGCGATGAACTAGATGCACTCCTTGGTTTGTAATTAACCCAACCAACTAACCAATCACCAGGAGGTGAACCCACATGGCATATACAGATACCTCGTCTATGGCAGGTCTTGTAAAGACCGCTTATGACCGTTATGTAGAATTTGCCCTCCGCGATACGCCGATGATTCGTGCAGTAGCGGACAAGCGCCCAGTACAGCAGGCGATGCCAGGTTCAAGCGTTGTATTCTCACTTTACAATGACTTGGCTGCAGCAACTGCTGCTCTATCAGAGACAACCGATGTAGATGCAGTAGCACTACCAGATGTCTCAACAGTTTCAGTTACTCTAAACGAACAGGGTAACGCTGCACTTGCAACACGCAAGTTGGAACTGCTCTCACTATCAGATGTTGACCCAGCAATCGCTGACATCATCGCTTACAACATGGCTGACTCACTAGATGACATCGCGCAGCAAGCGCTTGTCAACGGTGTGAATGTTATCTACTCAGGTACAGCAACATCAACACTAACAGTTACAGCAGGTATGACAATCACATCTGCTAACCTTCGTAAGGCAGTTGCTAAGTTGCGTACAAACAAGGCTGTTCCTCGTGCAGGAAGCCTATACTGGACAGGTATCCACCCAGAAGTTTCACACGACCTTCGTGCTGAGACAGGCAATGTCGGCTGGCGTGAATCACACCTACACACTGATGGCTCACTTGGTAACCTCTTCGCAGGTTCAATCGGTACATACGAAGGTGCTTTCTTCATTGAAAACCCACGCATGTTCTCAGCCAAGGCAGGTGCAGACCAGACAGCATTGGCTACAACAACAGTAACTGTTGCTGGCGTATCTGCTCAGTTCACAATCGGTGTTGCTTCATCTTCTGTAATCGCATCTCGCGCAGAGGTCGGCGACAAGATTGCTGCAACAGGTATCGCATCAGGTGCCAAGATTTCAGCAATCGCAACATCAGGCTCAACAACAACAATTACAGTAGATACAGCAAACACTGCTGCTGTAACAGTTGGAGCGACAGTAACAGTTACACCAGTAACTCGTGTATTCGACACAATCCTTGCTGGAAAGCAGGCATTGGCTGAGGCTGTTGCACAGGAACCATCAGTTGTTATCGGACCAATCACCGATAAGTTGATGCGCTTCCGTCCAATCGGATGGTACGGTGTTATCGGATGGTCACGCTACCGCGAGGCTGCTCTATACCGCATCGAATCAGGTTCATCAATCGCTGCTCTCTAAGCAGTAGTTGTCGGGGGGTGGGGCGAAAGCCCCATCCTCTGCAACAGAATAGGACAATATGACACAGTACATTTTTACTACACCCACCGTTGAAGAAACTCCAATGAGTGATGGTCCATTGTTCTCGCGTTACAAAATTATTAAAGGAGTTTCTGTCTTAAGAGTTAACGGTATCTATTCCTCATATCGTTATCCAGCACAGGTAGATGTTGATGCTGCTAGTGAGTTTTACCTAGGTGGCACTAAGACTCTAATCACGCAAGAGACAGCAGATGCCTTGACTGCTCAAGGCTACGGGGAGTACATCACACCAGCATGAGTTTACACAGACGAACTGCACATCCTGAGTATGTTGAAGGATGTTTTGGCTGCAAGGTTTCTACACTAGAGATGGGTGTAGGCGATGCCAATTCTAAAGTAAGTATGTCCACTACAAAGTGGGATGCAGAACTCAAGGCATACAAAGATGCCCGCGCTCAAGGGATTCAGCCAGCAGGTACAAGCATGAAGGCAGTCCAGAAGGCAATAGATATTTCACAAAAGACAGGAAAAGCATACGGCGCTTAAGGGGCAAACATGACAGCCATCGTTGGTATCCAGTTAAAGAACGCAGCAGTTATCGCTGGTGATTCCAGGATTACCTACAACGATAAGCCCTACACAGCCAAAGGTATTGAAAAGGTTATCACCAAAGGTGAATATGTAATTGCCTTTGCTGGAGATGACCAAGCAGCCAATATCGCACAGTACCTATGGGTACCACCCAAAGTATCCAGGGTTATGGATTCAGATAAGTTTATGATGAGCAAAGTATTGCCATCACTTCGCAAGGCAATGATTGACAATGGGTACAGCCCAGACCCTGCCGATAGAGATGCAGGCTTTGATGCACTCGTTGCCTTTGACGGAATCATTTATGAGATTAGCCATTACTACTCTTTCTCCCGCGATGATGGCGGGTTTTATGCAATCGGTGGTGGTGGCAACTTAGCACTTGGCGCAGTAGCAATGGTTGCTCCTAAGACAATCAAAGATGCCGAAGAAGTTGCTATAAAAGCAATACAGATTTCCGCTAACTACAACACAACTGTTGGCGGAGAAACACAAGTTACAGTTCAAAGGAGTAGAAATGTGCATTAAGTGCGGATGTTATGGAACAGTGAGTCCATATGGTGTCGGTGGGAGAAAAGTTAACTCTGCTCCAACTGCAGCAAATGTTGCTCAGTACAACAAGCCTATTCAGCGTATTGGCGAAGTGCCAACAGGCAAGCGCCTTGAGATGGAAGATGATTACGAGGACTAAACCATGAAGAAAAAAGCAGCAATGAAGAAGGTTGAAAAAGTAATGGGCGAGTACAAGCGTGGAACCCTGAACTCAGGCAAGGGTGGACCCGTTGTTAAGTCTAAGAAGCAGGCAGTTGCTATCGCCTTGAGCGCAGCAAAGATGGCTAAGAAGAAGAAGTAATGCCAGCCAAGAAGGACCCACGCCTAGCCCGTGCTGGTGTGTCAGGTTTTAACAAGCCTAAGCGCACACCATCTCACCCAACAAAGTCTCATGTTGTTGTGGCTAAGTCAGGTTCAGAAGTAAAGACAATTCGTTTTGGGCAACAGGGAGTCACAGGAGACAGACAACCTTCTGCCCGTCAAGCATCGTTCAAAGCACGCCATGCAAAGAATATTGCCAAAGGCAAGATGAGTGCAGCATATTGGGCAGACAAGGTGAAGTGGTGAAGAAAAAAGCATTTTGGGATACAAAGAATCCAAACAAAAAGTCAACACCACTAACACCAGCACAGAAAGCAAAGGCTAAGGCAGCAGCAAAGAAGGCTGGTCGTCCTTATCCAAACCTTATAGACAACGCAGCAGCGAAGCGAAAGGCTAAGTAATGGCAACAGGTAGAGCAGGAAGTTCATTAGCAGACGAACTTAATCGTCTTGCAAACGGTGGTACATATCCCGTAATGACAGCATACAAAGTAGAACAAGGTGCTGCTAACGCATGGGCTGGAACATCTGGTCTAGGTCTTATTGCTGCTCTAAATTACAAAGCAAGTTCAAGTCGTCAACCTAAAGACTACAAAGACTATAACGCTATCTGTAACGAGTTAGCAGGAACCACTGGACTATCAGGAGTTGTAGCCTTAAGGAGCATTAACCTATGAGTTCATATTCAGATTTAATCGAGCGCGTTGATTCAGTTCTCCACGGATACACAGACAATGTTGAGCCAACCAGTTGGATAACATCATCTTTATCATCAACAGCAACTACAGTATCTGTTGCCGATGCCAGTGGCATGGGTCGTGGTTTTGTACAGATTGATGATGAAATTGTATTTGTCAACAGTACGGACAATGTAGCCAACACATTGACACTTACCCCATGGGGTCGTGGACAGCGTGGAACTACACCTGCTGCACATTCAGAAAACGCAAAAATAATAGCCAGCCCAATATTTCCACGAGCAGAAATCAAGAAGGCAATCAATAACACTATTGATGCTATGTACCCAATGGTATTTGCTACTGGCACAACTGACTTCCCCTTCATCGCAGCACGCACTACTTACCAGTTGCCAGCAGATTTCCAGGCAGTCCTTGGTGTGTCTTACTCAACAGTTGGACCATCTCGTGAATGGTTCCCAGTTCGTGGCTACACACTAGACCACACAGCAGACACAGATGCTTTTGCAACTGCTCGTAGCATCAGTATCTATTCAGGTATTACTCCTGGACAGACAGTGCATGTAGTGTACAAGAAGCGCCCTACATTGTTAGTAAATGAAAACAATGATTACGCAACAACTACAGGTTTACCATCATACTCAGAAGATGTTGTCATTTATGGCGCAGCCTTCCGTATGGTTTCATTCTTAGACCCATCACGCCTTGGTCCACAATCTGCAGCAGCAGATATTTTTGATGGCGTAACACCAGTAGGTTCTGGACAGAACGCTTCCAGATTCCTATACAACATTTACCAACAGCGTTTAAATGAAGTAGCGGACAACCAGCGCCGTCAACATCCACTTCGTTCCCACTACCAGAGATAAGGCAGATAAATGGCAGCAGGCGACCCAGGCTCCCCAGCGCGGTACTACTCCTCAACAGCAGTTGAAACCGCGCTCGGTTCATCAATTCCCGCACAATCACAGGGACAAGCAAACACTTCTTTTATCGTTGGCTCCATCTCTGGTTTTCCAACTAATTACCCATACACTCTTATTGTTGACCCAGATACATCTAAAGAAGAAGTTGTTACAGTAACCGCTGGTAGCGGAACAACCCTTAGTGTAATCCGTGGCTCTGACAATACACAGGCTGTAGCCCACTCTGCTGGTGCTGTCGTAAGACATGGTGTTTCAGGTCGTGACTTCCGTGAGTCAGAGAACCACATTGCTGCTCGTGGTTATGACATTGACCAGACAATTCTTCTTGCTGCTAACCAGACACATGTTCACGGTATTCAGACTGGCGATGGTGTTGTAGTTGGTACTGAAAAAGTACAGACACTAACACGCAAGACTCTTACAACACCAACCATTGCTGGCGCTACTATCAGTGGAGCAGTAACTTCAACTGCCACTATTACTGGTGGAACAGTTACCTCTGCAACTATAACAAGTTCTACTATTTCAACTAGCACATTTACTGGTTCATTTACAGCATCTAGTGCAACCTTTGTTAGCCCTACCATCTCAGGTAGCCCAGTTATCACTGGTCTATCTAGCGCAGGTATGGTTGACTCATCTGCTACACCTAAGAATTATGTAGATGCAATCCTCGGTTCGGCAACAGCAGCAGCCACTAGCGCAGCATCTGCTGCAGCCAGTGCAACCAGTGCTGCTACATCAGCCACAAGCGCTGCTGCAAGTGCTTCCGCTGCTGCATCATCTGCATCTGCTTCTGCAACTAGCGCAAGCGCTGCTGCTACAAGTGCAACTTCGGCTGCTAACTCTGCTACTGCTGCGGCAACCAGTGCCACAAGCGCTGGTGCATCTGCTACGGCTGCTGCTACTAGTGCAACCAGCGCTGCTGCTTCGGCTGCAACTGCTGCTGCATCTGTAGCAACAATCGCAGGCTATGCAACTTCTGCTGCTAACAGCGCAAGCGCTGCAGCAACAAGTGCTACCAGCGCTGCAGCAAGTGCAACGGCTGCAGCAACAAGTGCTGCTTCTGCTGCTGCTTCTACATCTGCTGCTGCGGCATCTGCTGCTGCTGCTGCCACATCAGCCACAAGTGCATCTGCATCAGCAACTGCTGCAGCGACAAGCGCAACATCTGCTGCTAATTCGGCTACCATATCTGCAACATCAGCATCTGCTGCTGCTACCTCTGCTACTTCTGCAGCGGCATCAGCAACAGCAGCGGCTACATCTGCAACAAGTGCAGCAGCAAGTGCTACAGCGGCAGCGGCTTCATTCGATTCTTTTGATGACCGTTACCTTGGTCCAAAAGCAACACCACCTACAGTTGATAATGATGGCAACCCATTAACCAATGGCGTTATCTATTACAACACAACAGATTACAACATGTATGTCTGGAACGGTGGCTCATCATCATGGCAGGTCTTTACCTCGTCTGGAGATATAACTGCAGTAGTAGCAGGAAATGGATTGCAAGGTGGGGGAACATCTGGCAGTGTAACTCTAGGGCTTGATACAAATGCCAAGGGTGATTTGATTGTTGGCACAGGTGCAGATAGTTCTGCAATCCTTACAGTGGCATCAACCAATGGCTACCTACTATCTGTAGCAAGTGCAACTGCTACTGGATTGCAATGGATTGCTGCTCCATCAGGCGGAAGCCAAGTTAAGATTGATGGCGGCGCTGCTGCAACTTATGACTTTATTGACTTTGATGGAATGGGTACAAGTACAGCAACAACTGGAACTGTTGTAGTTTCACCAATCACAGTAACAGATGCTGACCCAGGAAAAAGAATATTTGTTGGAACAACAACCCCTTCATCTCCAGAAACTGGTGATGTGTGGATTGATGAGTCATCAGATACAGACCCTGACCTACGCACTATGACAATTATGGGAGCATACTAATATGGCAGTTAAAAGATATAATGGTTCCGATTGGGATACCGTTGCAGGATTAGGGGCACAGGGTGCAACTGGCGCATCAGGTGCAGCACCTTTAACAACTAAAGGTGACTTGCTTGGATACAGCACTACTGCAACCCGCCTAGCAGTTGGCAACAATGGCGAGACACTCGTAGCAGATAGTTCCACT